CCGCTCCATGACTAGTCCAATCATGTCTAGGCTTATCTCGAAATACCTTCTTATCCTCATCGTATTCCCGTTGATATTGACGCAAACATTCGATGCCTTCTTGACACTTCATGCCGTCAAACCAAGTGCGGGCTAAAGCCATCCTTGTTGCTTGAATACCGTCTTGAAGTGACAGATTAGGTACGATTTTAAACAAATTTCCGCTTTTTAGGGGCAATTTATCCATTAATTGTTCAATTATTGACTTGCCACCACTTGCTAATGTCTTAGCCCGTGCGTCATGGGGTAGCCAATGTGTGCCATATTCGTAGGGGCGTTCTTTAATTTGGTTGGCGTAATACACGATGGGTTGACCGTGGGCTTCGTGGTAATCCAATACCCGAATCTCCCCGTGTACGACCTGAAACCACCAAATAGCCGTAGCATCGTTAAAGCCCAAATCCCAACTTGTATGCACAGGAAACATAGGGTCGCACTCGACTTTGGTGATTCTGCCAGCATCGGTAAGCAATCGCATCTCTGTGCCGTATATAGCACCCAGTATGGCAGCTTCAAAGCTACATTCAAACTCTTGCTGGTATTGGTCAACGCTCATTGACTTAAGTGCATCATCCAATTCTTCTTGAGCGATTAGCTTGGTCTGACTAGCCCGTAGGACTTTGTTGTACCATTCATCGCCATGTATTGTGGCGTACTGGTAGATGTCATAAAAGGTATTGTGACCCTTTGGTGTTCCAATAAAGGTAGCCCAACCCCGCCTATCAGCCAATAGGGGTCGGATTACCTCGCCCCATACGCTAGGCTTCATGTCAGCGTATTCGTCTAGGACTACGCCATCTAGGTATAAACCCCGCAAAGCATCAGGATTGTCTGCACCAAATAGACGAATTCTAGCCCCATTGAAAAGCTCCACCCACAACTCTGATACATTGTGCTTAACCCGTGCAGGCTCAGAAAACTGCATAAGATAATCGAAAGCAATAGACTTAGCCTGAGCATAGTAGGGGGCAATGTACGCATATCTAGCGTTCTCCTTATCTTCTGTCATGGCTCGCCATAGGATGTCGTTAATACACGCTACGGTCTTACCAGCCCTTCGGTGAGCAATAATAATAGCCCATCGTTGGTGGCGGTCATGGAAGTCTAGGAATACATCTCTAGGCTTATAAAGCTCAAGTTCTACCTCTAAGAAGTCAGTTACTTCTTCCATGTAACGACATACTTGATTGGTTTCTCGCTATCGCCTATATGCTCTGTACGGGCTAGTTTGGGTACATGGTACTCAGCTATCTTGGTCAGTAAGTCTAAAGCACCCTTTGGGTCGGGGCTGACAATCCACTTACCAGTATCTTCGTCTTGGATACCATTAGCAACGCTGTAGAGCCATTCTTCCATCTTAGGCGCACTACCCTCAACTAGGGTAGCAAAAGCCTGTCTAGCGGTGGCTGTCGTCTTATTTGGCGTACCCTTTGGTCGCCCAGCACGATTTAAGTTATCGACAGATTTCGATACTTTATTATCCATACTTTCTCAAGTGATTGATTTAGTTAGGGTAATTCTACCTCATTTGTATTTATACAACAAATCAAAATATTTATCAAAAGGTGTTGACAATATGTAGTAATACGCTACAATGTACTTAATCGCTGATTTATTTAACAACTTGCCTAGCGATTCATAAATGGGGCTAAACCGTTAAGGGGGATTTAAAATGAGAAATGCAACTTTTAAAGAGCGTTATGTTCCACAGGGTTATGAATTAGCATATAACGATGACATTTTAGGCATCCAAGTATATTTTAATGATACTAAAGGCTGCTATGGCCTGTGCTTTGTAGGTCGTGCAGTTAAACCTACATGGCATTATCGTTTTAAAAATGATGCTGACCGTCATGCTACGATTACCCGCACATTTAACAATGTGCAGTATTCCAAAGACGCTAAAGCTGCTCGTAAAGCCAAAGCTTTGGAAGCATCAGCTAATCATGGCGTTAAGGTTGGTGATGTATTTCGTAGTTCTTGGGGTTACGACCAAACCAATGTTGACTACTATCAAGTGTTGTCAGTAAGCAACAAAACAGCTACTTTTTGCAAAATTGCTCAATTAGCTGAATCTAATGGTTACTTGCAAGGAGATTGTGTGCCAGCACCTAACCAGTTTATTGGTAAACCATTTAAGAAATTGATTCAAAAAAGTTCTCTTGAATCAAGTGCTTATATCAAAATTTACAGTTTTGCTAATGCTTACAAGATTGAGCCTGTAGCTGTAGTTGCTGACAAGCCAATCTATGAATCATCACATTGGACTGCTTACGCTTAATAGGGGGAATTATGAACATTAATATTTTAGAAAACAGTTTGTATTGGCAAAAAGTTGTATTGGCCCAAAGCAAAGATTGTGTGCAAAAACAAAGGGTTCAACAACGAATTACCAAGCTTGAGCAACAAATAGCACAGATTAAGGAGCAAAAATGACTTTTGATTTAAAACAATGGCGTAGCAATATAGGTGTAACCCAAGAGAAAGCAGCAGAACTCTTGGGGGTTCACCGAGTTACTTACACAAATTGGGAAAATGGCGTATATCCTGTGTCTAAGGCGGTTGCAGAAGCTTGTGCCAATTTAAACACTAAGTATTCGGGTACTGGCGGGCAGCATAAAGCTTTAATTGCTAGTATTGACGAATATAAAAACGCTTATCGGGTGTATTTTGGTAGCGAACCAGTTGGCAAACATCTTGTTTATGCGGGTTGGAAAACTATCCCGTATAAGCTGGTTGACCTTACTCCCGATAACCCCGTTTCTTAAGAAACTCGTCAAATGCTTGGGTCAACTTACCTCGTATGCTTTGTTCACGGGGTACAGCACCCAAGCTTTGATATTCGGGGCGTTCAAAATAAGTTCTATCTAATTTAGGGCTAGACAATGCTGGCTTAATTTTTAAATCAGGTATTGTTTTTTGGGCGATTTTTACAATATCTTCTAAATTAGTTTCATCGTTCCAGCCGCCTTTAAACACCAATCCTTCACCACCTTTGCGATGTTGCAATACAGCATCGGTTGATTCGGATAGTGCTTTATTTAGCTTTACAACATCTTCATTACTAAGCGGCTTACCATTGCGGGTCAAAAATGCAGCGTTACCTTTGGATAAATCACCGAATGGCAAAGCGGTGGCCCTTGTAGCGGTAGCACCAGCTTGTTCCAAATTTTCGGCAGTTTGGGCCACATCTTTTAATAGTTTTTTATTTGCACCCACGCTTAAACTACGGCTGCCTTCAGCTACAAATACTGGATTGCTTTCGCCCATCCAATAACCTTGCCGCTTAGTCACATCTTGCAAACTTGGTGATGCTGCTGCCCTATAGCGTTCAAGGGCCATTAGTTCTGCGGCTGGATTGCCTGACACATTAGCAAGCGTTCTTGGCAAACCTTCGGCAGTTACCGTAGATTCTGTAAATACTTGCGGTTTAGATAATGGGCTAACTGCTCTTGCCAACATCTGTGGATTTCTTGCAACGCCAATTCCAAATGGTACAGCCATCGCAGCGTAACTAATTGGTTCGCCAGCTTGGCGGCCCTCAAGATATGCGGCTTGATTTGGGTCAAGAACTGACATATTTGGCTGTTGTGGTATTCCTGTGGCTGACGATAAAAATCCTTCTGCGTACCCGCCTTGTGGCTGTGGCACGGTTTTATTGGGCATTTGTGGATAACCAACAAACGCACCACCTTGAAGTCTTAATAGGTCAGCAAGTGTAGCCATATCAAGCTATGTCCTTTGCAAACTTATTAAAGTGTTTCATCAATGCGGCTTTTCTGCGTTCACGCATCTTTTGATTCTTCTCTAATGTAGTTTCTTTGTGCGGTTGCAGCAAAGAGTTCTCAGGTTTAATCTTTTCTTTTTTAAACATTACATATCCTTCATAGCGTCAGCAATCATTTGTCTGCGGGGTTTTTTGGCGGTTTTGGCGGCATCTTTAAAATCTTGTGCCGATGGGCGGCCTTCTTGCCCAGCCTTCTTCATCTTTTCGCCTGAACCAGCCTTAATCCGCTCACGCTTGGCGTGGATATTTGCATATAGTCCTTGTTTCATGCTTTTTCCTCAATGTAACGAGCGTAAGCATCTTCTAACTTAGACTTACGGCTACCTTTAGCGTATTTACGCTCAGTAGCAAGTGCAATCGCCACGGCTTGTTTTTTAGGTTTGCCAGTTTCCATCTCTTTTTTGATGTTTTTGCCGACCGCTTCTTTTGAACCTGATTTATCTAGTGGCATTATTTGTTCCTTGTTGGCTTTGAGCAACCATCATGGCCGCCTGATTTAAGGGTGTGCCTTGATTAACTAAATCAACAATCTTATTAAGAGTTGTAATGTCATCAGTTAATCCAGCCTTTTGCGCTGCTAAAACAAATAAATTTCCATCCATTGTGGCGGCTGGTTTTTTAGGGTTAGACCTCAGCATATCCACAAGGTTGCTTGAGTCTTGCATAGACATTGGCATAAAATATCCTTTTATTTCAAGAACTTGAGTTTATAAGTAGTGCTGTTAATTAAATCAGCGATTTCATCAATGGCGTTCTGTAGTTCAGAATCTTGTGGCAAATCTTGGCGGGCATCGGCTACAAAACTCTGTAACGATTCCATGTAACGGATTGGGTCTTTGGGCTGGTGGTAAACGCTTGGAAAGCTAGTGAGTTTGCCGTATTTACCCATATAAGATTCCACAAGGTTATCCACTAAGTCGGTGATTTCTTCGTAATACTTACCCAATGCCTTATGTTTGGCGTAGGAATCAGTCGAGAAATGAAAAAAGTGTGCGTTAGTCGCAGAATGTAGCAATGTAGCTACAAATAGGGAACAGTTCTCTTGCATAGGAAACTCCTGTATTTATGCAATTATATTAGGTTTTTTGCAAAATCCACACACTCCAATAAGGATATTCGGTAAAAAAGTTAATGTCTTTGTCGGCTGTTGGTTTGTATTTAGACCTCACAAATCTATCGTAGGCTTCACGGTCAAACGCAAATCCATGCGTGGCAAATAGCTTAGTCCAATACTCTGTGGGCTGAATATTCACATGGGTTGGGTCACCCATATACATTTCTTTAGTTTCCCCATCCTTAATTGCGTCTAAGCAAACAAACACACGCCCTGTTTTCTTGATAATTCTTGAAAATTCTTGCAAGATGCCATCCATGTGTTCTTGCGAAATATGTTCTAACACTTGAGCGGTATGGACTAAATCCACGCTTTCGGTCAGGGCGGGTGTATCAGATATTGAGCCACAAACCAATTCGTTTGCATAATACCCAAAATGGGTATGACCTAACCCAATCATGTGTGGGTTTAAATCTACCCCTAAAACACGCATATTCTGCTTTTGGAAGCCTTTTAAGATTGAGCCACACGCACACCCAGCATCCACTACAAAGCCGTCACGGGGCGTTTTACAGGCTTCTATGACCATTTTGGCGTATTCTTCTTGCCAGTAGCCATGCCCAAGATAATCTAAACCAGCATCTTTATGCTCGTCATAGTAGTCTTGGTTGTATTCCGTGACTTTAAGATTGGTCAACAACACGGACTAATCCTATGGCTCTTAGGGCGGCTTCTGAGCTATTAACCCGACTTAGTGGCCCACCCTTCCAGTTAGCGATGAACTTGAGTTGGTCTTTAGTGAACTTAGCCTTTGCGTCACGCTTGACTTCCATCAAAATGGTTTCGCCATTAAAGCACACCATCAAGTCGGGTATTCCTTTTCCTACACTTGATAGAATATAAACATCAGCCCCCGCTTTTCTTAGGGTTTCTACTATTTCTGCCTGATTAACATCTACTTTTCGGGCGTATGCCATTGTTTTTTAACACTATTCAGTTAATATAGGCTAACTTTATCACGATACGGGTTTTATATGCCACAAAAAATATCCGATGAGGAGTTCATACAGCTTTGGCATCAGCATAAATCAGTAGCCGCATTATCTAAAATTACTGGGATTGCATACAGGGCGGTGTTAAAAAGGCGTAAATCAATTGAAGAACGCCACGACATGATGCTTATATCAAATGATAACCGTGGCAGACCCGATGTTTATATACCCGA